CGTGCTGCGTGGCCCTATGGCGGGCTGATCAGCCAATACCGGTGGCCCTGCAAATTTCTGGAATGACAGTGATCCTATCGAACAAACACTTCTTTTGAAAAGTCGAGTCCGGGGTTCGCTTAGATCCTGGGCCGAAGAAGCGCTTAAAGACACCGGCTACAGGCCGGCCGCGCATCATCTCTATTTAATGTCTGAATTGGAACGTCTATCAAGAGGTCAGTGCGATCGGCTCATGATCCTGATGCCACCGGGGTCTGCCAAATCGACCTACGCGTCGGTAATCTTTCCCGCTTGGTGGTACACACAGCATCCACGCAGTTCGGTCATTATTGCCTCGCATTCCCTTAGCTTGGCTGAACATTTTAGCAGGCGCACCCGAGCACTTATAGTCTCGAGACAACGATATCTTGGGTATGGCGTAGCCCAGGATCGACGCGCCGCCGACATGTGGACGACAAGCACCGGAGGTGACTACCTGGCGGTCGGCGTCCATGGGGCGATAACTGGCCGTCGCGCTGATCTCGTGATCATTGATGATCCAGTCAGGTCGCAGGCCGACGCCGAGAGTGCCAGGCAGCGTGAGCGCATTTGGGGGTGGTACAAATCAGATGTTACGACGCGGCTGAAGCCAAGTGCCAAAGTAGTTTTGATCATGACGCGCTGGCACCCTGAAGATCTGGGAGGTCAGCTGTTGGATCAAGGAGGGGGGGAATGGAGGGTCGTGCGTCTTCCCGCGCTCGCTGAAGCCGACGATCCACTTGGTCGATCCGTCGGCAGCCCTTTGTGGCCAGAATGGGAGGATTATGAGGCACTTACCCGAAAACGAGCGCTCATCGGCGAGCGAGCCTGGTCGGCTCTGTTCCAACAAACTCCGTTGCCATCGGGGGGCAGGCTTTTCTCGACAGATCGCATAGGGGTCGTACCACCGGAGCGTGACGCTGAGGCTGTCGTTCGGGCATGGGATCTCGCGGCCACCGAAAATACGGGGCGGAACGATCCTGACTGGACGGTAGGTGTCAAGTTGTCGAGGGCCAAGAACGGTCGATATATCATTCTGGATGTTGCTCGAACTCGCGGAAGTCCGCATCAAATCGAAGAATTGATTGTGGGCACGGCGCAGAAGGACGGCCCGAAAGTCATCGTGGCAATTCCCGAGGATCCGGGTCAGGCCGGGAAGAGCCAGATGTCGTATCTGACGAGACAACTTGCCGGCTTTCACGTGATTTCGTCGCGCGAAACCGGATCGAAGGCGACTCGAGCGATGCCGCTGGCGTCGCAGGTGGAGGCCGGCAACGTTTCTATTGTTCGTGCTGACTGGAGCCGGACACTTATCGACGAGATGCGAGATTTTCCCTGGGGCCGGAAAGACGATCAGGTTGATGCCCTGGTGCGCGCCTTTACCACGTTGACGGCGCGACCACGCTTACCGACTTCAACCGTTGTGTCGATCCTTAGCCGCTGAAGCTTTTAGTTTGGAACCTCATGTTTGATACGCTATGCGATCTGGTCCCTCGTGACAGTGATTACCCACATCGCGTCGGCAAGTTAACGATGTTGAACCGCGTTCTTGATGGGACGCTTTACGATGTGTTGCCGTTTCATTTTCATCAGGAGAGAAGTGAGGCGGGGGAGTACATCCCGCTACGCCAGCGGCGCCCGAGCGTCAGATATCCTTTGTGTCGCATTGTCGTGGAAGACAGTGTGTCGCTATTGTTCAGTGAAGGCCATTTTCCGACTATCGATAGCAGCGATCCAGCGGTCCGTGCGGCATTTGCCAACATTGCCAAGGAAGCCCGGCTCAACCTGACTATGACTCAAGCCGCTATGAGAGGGGCAACGGGGTCCGTGGCTCTGCTATTGCGTGTGCTGAAAGGACGGATCTTCGTTGATGTCCTGGACACGATGTATCTGACGCCCATTTGGGACCCATCCGCGCCTGACACGTTGGCTCGCGTCGACGAGCAATATAAGGTCTCGGGAGCGGATCTTGCGCGGAACGGGTATTTAATCGAGGATCCGAACGGTCAATATTGGTTTGCTCGAAGCTGGGATAGTGAAGGCGAGACTTGGTTCGAGCCAACGCCAGTGGGAAAATTGGTCTCGCCCATTATCGATACCGCCCGGTCGGTGTCTCACAAGCTGGGCGCGGTGCCAATCGTTTGGATCAAGAATTTGCCCGGCGTGCCGACAACGGGCGACAGCAACGATGGCGCGTGCACCTTCGCCGCTGCGATGCACACCCAGGTGGAAATCGACTACCAGCTTAGCCAAGTCGGCCGTGGGCTGAAGTACAGCAGCGATCCGACCCTACTATTGAAGGATCCCAGCCTTTCGGATGGCGATTTGATTAGAGGTGCCGGCAATGCGCTTGTCGTTTCCGAGAAGGGCGATGCCCGCTTACTGGAGATTGGCGGGACAGCGTCGGCTGCAGTCATCGAATATGTTCGCACCCTGCGCGAGCTCGCTTTAGAAAGCATCCACGGTAATCGGGCCAGTCCGGAGCGCATCACTGCCGCGCAATCCGGCCGTGCGCTGGAGCTTCTAAACCAGGGACTGATCTGGCTGGCCGACAATCTGCGAGCGAGCTACGGCGAAGCAGGCCTATTACAACTGGCTCGACTTATTGTCCGGGCTTCGCAGAAGTATTCCATCGTGGTCTTAGGCACGCCGATTGAAGCTCTAAATCCCAGTGCGCCCCTGAGCCTCAAATGGCCTAGGTGGTATCCTACTACAGCGGATGACCGCCAAAAAGACGTTCAATCGCTGACATCTTTGGTTGCAGCCGGGTGTATCAGCCGCGAGACCGCCTTAAGGGCCATCGCGGCGTGCTACGACTTGGAACATGCCGAAGGCGGATTGATTTCAACAACCCTTGATGACGCTCCGCGAGATTGCAATGAGTGATGATTTGGCTGAAGTACCCGTTACGTTCAAATCGGAAGTTGATCCGCACGAGCAACCTGATGGCGTAACTGAAGATGTGACGAAGCTGCGTGACGAGTATCAATCTCGCCTTGTTCTAGCCAATCTGCGGACGGAGGCCGTTCAAGCCGGTATGATCGATCTGGATGGCCTAAAGCTGATCGACCTGTCGGCCGTTCGCATGGGTAACGACGATAGAATAGTTGGTGCCCGAAAACTGATGGACGATCTCAGGCGGAACAAACCCTGGCTGTTTGGCGCGGCCTCTTCTTCCAGCGCCGCAATCGCGCCGGCATCGCAGCCGGTTCGCCAAAAGACCGCTCTGGAAATGACTGACGATGAATACGCTGCTGCGAGGGCCGCAGTTACCAAATACCAATTCTGATCGTGTGTCATCCGGACGACGGTCGCAGCTCTTAGATAGGACGATTGATGGCTATTCAAAATTTCCCAGTTTCACTTCAACCGATCATCCAGCAGGGCTTTCTAGAGCGCGAATTTCAGCAAGCTTTACGGTCTCGGCTCGGCTACCGGGCTTGTGCCGATCAGGTCACGGTTGCGGTTGGCATTGGTGAGACGCTGACCAAGACCCGGGCGGGTCTGAAGCCGTCTGTGACGACGCCACTGGCGCCGGCAACGAATACCAACTTCGACAATGGTCTGACTCCCACCACCTGGGGCGTCGAACAGTATACGATCAGCATCAATCTCTACGCCGCGACAACCGATCTTAACGTCGTGACCGAGCGGGTCGGTATCGCATCTCAGTTCCTGCAGAACGCCTATGTCAACGGCGAACAGGCCGCCCGCAGCCTCGATGAATTGAGCCGAAATGCGCTGTTCGCGGCCTATCTGGGCGGTAACACGCGAGTGCGCACCACGCTCACGAGTGCCGGCCCGATTGTTTACGTCGATGATGTACGTGGTTTCCAAACAGCGTTTGTGAATGGGATTCAGCAGGCGGTCAGTGGCACTACGCCGATGACCATCACGATCGGGTCCAATGCTTACACCCTTGTCGGCCTCGTGATCGATGCCACGAACGTCTCGACAGCACCGAACGGAGTGTCCGGCGCGCTCACGCTCTCCGGCAACGTATCGGTGTCGGATGGAACTGCCGGCAATACGGTTACCGCGGCTAGCGGTGCAACGATCGTGCGTCCGTCGCAGCGCGGAAACACGTCCCTGATCACTGCATCTGACACGTTGACGATGTCGAACCTGCTTGATGCCGTGGCGAAACTGCGGTTGAATGCGGTGCCCGAAATCGACGGCGCCTATAACTGTTATCTTGATCCGGTTTCCTCGCGCCAACTCTTCGCCGATCCGGATTTCAAGCAGCTGTTTCAGGGGGCGACGTCCGCCAACCAAGTCTTCAAGAAGGGTATGACGAACGACTTTCTGGGTCTTCGTTTCGTTCCGACCAATGAGGCGTTCGTTCAGGCGCATCCTACGTTGTCCGGCCTGATGATCCGCCGGCCAATGATCTGTGGCCAAGGGGCGCTGATCGAGGGCGACTTTGCGGGTATGGCGGCTACCGACGTGGCGCCGACCGACGCAATAGTCACAATCGTTGATGGCATTGCTATGGTGACACGCGAGGCGATCGACCGGCTGCAGCAGATCATTGCTCAATCATGGTACTGGATCGGTGGATTCTGTGCACCGTCCGATACGACGACGAACCCGACGACCGTTCCGACCGCGACCAACGCTGCGTTCAAGCGCGCTGTCATCGTGGAACATATCGGCTGAGAGCGACATAAGGGTTCAATCGTCATGCCGCTAGGTTCCGTAAGCCCATTTCGTCCTACTGGTACGACAAACGTATCGGTAGGAAACATCTCAGCGAATGCTGCTCTGTCCGGTGGCGGTGACTCTGTTGTCGTCACAAACACCATGAGTGCTGTCGCCTATATCAGGTTTGGTTCCGATCCAACCGTGATGGCCTCGACCGCGGATATGCCGATATTGGCCAATAGCCGACTTATCCTATCCGTCAACAGCCTAATCTCCCACGCAGCCGCGGTTTCACCAAGTGGAACGGGCAGCGTCCTGTTTAGCCGCGGCGATGGATCAATCATTTGACCAATCTATTGGATGCCGAAAAGGTCGACACCCGTCGCTTCTGCGGATATCCGGCCTACGGGGCAGCTCCAACTGGGATGCAGTCGTGGGGCTACTTTCAAGCCTATGGTCAGCTTGAGTTTCGTTTAGCGAATCTCTCCGACTCGGAACTCGTCATTGTTCGGCGCTATCTCGGCACCCTGACCACGTTGGAAGCCGCTGTTCCCGGAGCATCCGACAACCTCGACACGGATCAAGCTTCGATGTGGACAAGAAATAAAAGTGAGCTAACCGACAGGATGCGCCTCTTCGATGAATGGAGGCGCCGGCTTTGCGGCTTTCTTGGCGTACCCACAGGCCCTGCCCTCTCGAGCGGCACGGCATCATTGATCGTGTGACAGATGGACGGCCGAAAGCTGCAGGATCGCCTGTATCTGGGTTCAGGTTTGTCTGCTCGCCATATCGGGCACACTACGGATGCGTTCCGCCCTAGTGGGCCATCCAAACCGTTGGATAGCGAAAATCGGTTTCTGAGGCTACCCGCATCATTCGTATCGCTGAGCGGCAATGATCGACGGACTAACGTTTATGGCGAGGCGCTCTGGCATGGAATTTTCGATGCCAGCTACACCCGGCCGAGCGACTACCTTGTCCAGGAGAGTGGTATATTTTTCGTAGCGTCGCAGGCACCTCTTCTGCCAGTGCTGTGTGTAAAAACCAATCGGAACATTTCCGTCGTTCGACCAAACATGCCAACAAAAATCGCCAGCAACACATATGGTGGCTATACGTACGGTAGTTCAGCGTTATTGATGGAGAGATGGCCGGCGAGTGTGCTCGGCGAAAATCGATCAAGCGCCTCAACAACCAATCTTCCGACCGACCAACCCAATCCTTATTGGAACGTTCTGCTACCCGCTATCGACAACTTGATTCTCGCTCCGGGCGATCTTATTACTGACGATTTGCACAGAACCGCGGTGATCACCGGGTCGGAGCTAACTGATCTGGGCTGGCGCATAAACGCGAAATTGGCGACCACTTAAGATGGCAGACATCTCGGACGTCGAGCAGGCGGTGGCCGACACCATGACATCGATATTGTACCCAGCAGGCTCCTCCGAATCCAGCATCGTTGGGGTCTTTTGCCGAGTTTATCGCGGCTGGCCGAATCCCGCAACGCTCAACGCGGACTTAAGTGATGGCTCGGTAAATGTCACAGTTGTCAGTGACAATGAGTCGGGACGGACAACCACCCGCTACTTACCGGAGTGGCACACCAAACCATTGCTTCCTGGTGCGGTGGCCAGCGTGACGGGCCAGACTGTGACGATATCCGGAAGTCCCGCTGTCGGCGACGTGGTTGGCGTAATGGTCGACGGAGCGGCCTTTGCCTATCGGATCCTGGCGGGCGACACTACAAGCCTTGTCGCCGCAAATCTAAATCAACTGATCCAGGCCAATCGTCCGGCGATCGTTCAGGGCCCGACCATAAGCGTGCCAGGTGCGCGTTCGATCGTGGTCAGGATCGTACGCGATAATTCGTCGTCCTTTGAAAGCCGGAGACAAGAAAAGGACGTGCGAATTATCTGCTGGTGTCCAACACCGCCGATTAGGGACCTGGTGGC